AGGGATTCATGGCTTTCCTTGCCAAGAAGTACTCACTAAAGACGGAGGACCTAATGAATGATATGAATGAGTTCCGCAAGGTTCACAATGAGGAGGTCTCGAAGTCTGATGTTCAGGAGAAGTATGCTATTTTCCTAATGAAGAACGAGAAGGAGCTTGACACCGAGTTTACGGAGAAGAATGACTTCCTTACGAATGTTCGCGGAGTCAAGGTTCGTCGTGTGTTTTCCAATCTAGAGGAGGCGCAGATGTTTACGAAGGTTCTTCAGCGGAAGTATCCCCGTGACAATCTTTACATTGGCAAGGTTGGGTGCTGGCTTCCTTGGGACCCGTCTGAAAATGTTATGCCGGAAGTTGAGTATGCCGAGAAGGAGCTCAACGAGATGATGCGCAAGTACAAGGAGAACGAGGTGAATAAGGATATCTTTTTCGATGAGCGTAAGAATGAGAAGATTGAGGACCAGAAGAAAGAGAACGAGCGTCGTCGTGCGGCTGCTGCTGCCGAGAAGGCGGCTGCTGAGAAGTCTATCATGGATGCTGCGCCTATTCACCCAACAGAAGGAGCAATTCGGGAGTAGGCATAATCGTAAAACGGAAAATTTATTATGGTTCAATTTTAATGAAAAATGCAAGAATACATCAAACATCTCCAATCTGTGCTACCGTGTAGTTTGGAGACGCTTATTGAACATACTTCACCAGAAGTCAAAGAATACTGCACACTAAATGCAGAAAAGTTTAAAGAGCTAAAACTTCGAGACAAGGGAGCAATTGGTAAGAAAGTCGAGTTTTACATATTTGGCCGACTTCCAAATAATGACCGAAATCCAGATACAGATTGGGGAGACATCAAGACAACTCATATTAAGAAGTGTCGTGATGGCTATAACGCTAAGGAACGATTGACTATTACAAACTGCGGAAGTACTGATAAGTACGAAACACTTCAGCATCTTGTTGATTCTGATTTGAAATCGAATAAGTTGTATCCAAAATTAAAAGATGGGATTCTTCTGGTCTTTCTAGGGAATGAAATTAGGCATCTATTTCGATATGACATTTCCGAACTCGAAGAGGGTATTCTGGATGACGACTATCAAAAAATTCAGGAGTGTGTTCGTACAAAGACTGTTTCGCAGAAAGGCCAAAAGTATCTACATATCCATCCACATGGTTCTAAGAAGTCAAAAACAAGAGCGCTTGGATTCACTGGGAAGTTTGTAAGTTACTTGATTAGTCATTATTGCAATCTAGAATTGCGTACAATTGGTAATTCTGTTGTATTTTAATTACCTTTCTTAACCCAAACCTGAGGACCGGTGTTACGTTTTTGAACTTTAGCCGGGTCAAAATCATCACCGGCTAACATTGTAGAACTGAATGGTGCATTATTTACCCAAAGTGAATCATCACATAACCGAAAACTCGGGTGGTCATTTGCCTTGTACCAGAACACCTGGTCTTCTAATTTGTTTGATTGAACACCATTTGCAATCACAAGACATTCGTAATTTTCAGTGCACTGGTCCATGAACTGTCCAAACATTTCAAACGTAGGAAACATACCGGCATAGTTATCGTAGATTCTCTTTCTATTTGTGATATTATTCTCGCGCAGAATGAATACGAAATCTATATTTGTTCTCAAGTTTGGTGTGATACCAAGTGGATACTGCATAGTAATTAGAGTTACCATGTCGATATGGCGGCCGTTCATGAAAATATATCTAGTTGATTCCTCATTAATCCATGACTTATCGTATAGACAGTCATCTAGAATTAAGAAGGCACGTGGGTCAGAGTTCGAGTTTCCTCCGTGAGATTTTTTGTCGTTGTTTCTTTGCTGCTTGACGGTTAGTTGGCGCTTAATGGCATTCATGACAATACTAGGGCTATACTTATCGTGAATTAGTTTGGAAGGAACCATATCTTGAAAGAAAGGATTGGCAACTTCTGTTCCTGAGATAACGGTTCCAACTGGAAAGCAGGCTCGAGTATTTGCTAAAATATCACGAACTAAGAAAGATTTTCCAGTATCCTTTTTTCCAATTAAGACAATCATGGGGGATTTGCGTGAGTCAATCTCACAACGGTCGACAACCGTTTGTATATTGAACTTTCGGATTTGAAAGTTCATCGCGTGAAGATTCCTATATTGGTTTAGGGCAAGTTTATAATTAGAATGCAGAAGCGTAAATCTGAACTTCGCACAAATCCACTTGCATTAGCAGTTTGTCGACTTCCTGTTAGAACTGAGCTGTGGAATGTTAAGAATGCCCAGCCATTTTTTCCTCCGGTCGAGTGTCTCTTTAAGACAAATTCTTTAGAACGTGTTCATGAATATGGTATCAAACTAAATGAGTCAATCGTTTCTCTTACTGAAAATACCGCTGTCCTCTCATCTGGTAGAACAGTTTCAGTACATCCAAAAATAACTATGCTTCTGAGTCCGTACAAATGGATGAAGGGTGATTTTGGTAATCTAGGTCTTCCAATGTTTTCAGATAACGCAAGACAGACACATGCCAAACTTCAGAGCCATAATACTGCAGGATATGTTGGTTCTATTCTTTCAGTTGCCCTATCACAGTCTGGTTGCCAACACTTTCCTTCTGTATTTGGATTGTATACTGGAACATCAACAGAACATACCATTAATATTTCAGATGACTATGAGGACCTATCTGAACGTTCCTGGTTTTCAACAAATATTGGTAAGACATTTGACCTCCGTCTAGACGAAAATGTTGGGGCTACTATTGAATACACACGTAGTGCTCGTCTTCCGCTAGACCTAGGAGAAGAAGCTGTACTAGACGGTGTAGAAGAACTTGCGCCCGGGGATGGAGGCGATGCTCATCTTCCAGACTTAACACCTGTTTTTAAAGAAGATGCAGAACCAGAGAATGATGACTCGTCGTCTGATGTTTCTACATCATATATATTTCAAATCGAGTCGCTTCCGTCTTCTTTTGATGGAAGTGTATCTCTAGATGAAGAAGAAGATGACGAACCATTTGCTTGGGCTACTTTCAAGAACGTACCTGTTCAAGTAACTGTTATGGAAAAACTTAATGGAACTTTCTATGAACTATTGAAAACAAATCCGGAATCAGAAAAACATCACGCATGGCTAGCTCAGATTGTATTTGCTCTTGCTTATGCCCAGCGCAACTTTGCTTTCACTCACAATGACCTGCACGGCAATAATATCATGTATGTTCCAACAACTGCTGAATTTGTTTATTATTTTCATGCTGGTCAATCATTCGCTGTACCAACCTATGGAAATATAATGAAAATTATTGATTTCGACAGAGGTATTGGTTCGATTAAATTACCAGGAATGAAAGAAGCTCGTGTATTTATGAGTGACCAATTTCATCCTGATGAGGAAGCAGGAGGTCAGTATAACTGCGAACCATTCTATACGAAGTCTCATTCTCAAGTTAAGCCAAATCCTTCATTTGATTTAGTACGACTTGCTACGTCTTTGTTCTGGGATATATTCCCCGAGGGACCTTTCCATTCAGAGTACGAAACAAATCCAGTTTTCAAACTATTCGTTAGATGGATGAGCCTAGAAGATGGAAGTTCAGTATTGTTCTTTAAGAAGAATCCTAAGATGGATAGATATCTAGGGTTCTCGTTGTACAAGGCAATTGCTCGCTATTGTAAGGATGCTGTTCCTCGTAAAGAGATTTCAGAGTTTTCGTGCTTTTTGGGAGAAGTTCCTGCAGGACAAGTTCCTTTAGTTATAGATGTATAAGCCTGCCCTAAAACGGATTAGCGCAAAGATTAGCGGAACAAATAAAAAGATGTCGAAGTTCTTCAATACTGTCGGAGTTCTCATGACTGGGCTGGGTTCGTTCTTTATCGCCTATCAGCTTCATACTCTGAATGAACTATCTAGAAAGACTCTAGAGCAAATTTCCAATGAGGATAAACTTGCTCTAAAGGATATGGATATTAAGATAGATTCATTGATTAAGAAGCTTGATTCAAGTTGGATTGTACCTAAAAACTAGGAGTTCCAACAAACATTTCTTGAACTGTTTCTACGACTGGTACTGTAACTTCTGCGACCGCGGATACTGCTACTTCAGGTGTACTTATACCATAGGCAATACCACCTGAAACAAGGCCACCTATACCTACTAACTTTATGGCATTAAGCCATACTATTGGCTCCTCATTCATGCGGCGGTCGATTGCATACAGAACAAAGCAAACTAGGGCGACGGCGATGGCAATATATAGAGGCGTCATTTGTTGCCACGCATCGGTAATCTTTATACATTTAGAACGAGCGTCTCTTCGCCTATGCGTGAATCA